TTGTACAAGGTCTCACTGGTTCCTATGGAACTTGATCTTGAAAGTGGATATCCGAAAGAAATTAAGAAAAAGTAAATAGAAAGGAGAATCAAATGAAAAAGTTATTTGTCAGTGTACCGATGAAGGGAAGAACAGAAGAAGCAATCAGAGAAAGCATCGACAAGATGCACAAGGCGGCAGAAGCTATTACTGGTGAGGAATTAGAGGTCATCCAGTCATATCTACCTAAAGTAAATCATGACGCACTCTATTTCCTTGGAAGATCGATTCAGCAATTGGCGGATGCTGATTATATGGTGTGTGTATCCGATCCATATAGATGGAGAGGATGCCACATCGAGAGAATAGTGGCAGAATTATATGGAATAAAATATATCGTACTGCAAGATGAGTTTGTTGCTCCGGATGCAATGAATGAAATGGATGAATTATTAGAGAAGTTGAAGTAAATAGTGTGGGACGAAGAGAAAGTCTCCTTTTGGTATCGTATCGGTATTGAAAGGAGACTTTTTTATTATGCCAAAAGATCCACACATCACTGGTGGTATTCGGCATGATTGGGCAGCTATCAAGCATGAGTATGTGACTAACCCTAACACATCGCTTAGGAAGGTAGCTAAAAAATATGGTGTGAGTTACCGCACCATTGCGAAAAGATCAAAGGCTGAAGGCTGGTTCGCCACCAGGAAAGAAAGTATATCGAGGGTTATATCAAAGAGTATATCCAATACCGAAGAAAAGATGGCTGCAGAGTTGTCTAAGGAATCAGACTTCCTGCAACTGATGAAAGGTCATATGGATAGGATGCTGCATGATCAGGATCAATTCCAAAGGCACCTGGTAGAGACAAAGGTGTTCGATGAGGATGGCAATATGATCATGACAACAGAAGAAAGACAGTTTGATAAGTTTGATTCCAAAGCTATGAAGGATTCCATGCAGATCCTGCAGATGATGGAGAGCATGACGAGGTCCTTATACAACGTACAGAAAGCAGAAGCGATCCAGAGACAGCAGATCGAACGTGAGAGACTGGAAATCGAGAAAGAGAGACTGGCACTTGAGAAGGAGAGAAATGCTCTCAGAACGCAAAATATGGGCGCAGATGAAAGCAACTACGGTGTGGTGCTGATGCCAGAGGTACTGGAAGATGAGTAAAGCAATGAATGTGATATGGAAACCACAGCCTAAGCAGGTGGCATTCATGCAAAGACCTGAGTTTGAATGTCTTTACGGCGGTGCGGCAGGCGGCGGTAAGAGTGATGCACTTGTGGCCGAGGCTTTGCGTCAGGTCCATATTCCTCACTACAAAGGACTGATCCTGCGTAAGACATATCCTCAGCTGTCAGAGCTGATCGACAAGTCCCTGCTGCTCTATCCGAGGGTGGTGCCAGGTGCGACATACAACAGTACCATGCACACATGGACATTTCCTTCTGGAGCCAAGATCATATTCGGATCCATGCCCCACAAGAAGGATAGGCTAAACTACCAAGGTAAGGCTTATGACTTTGTTGGATTCGATGAGCTGACACACTTTGAATATGACGAGTACACATATCTGTATTCCCGATGCAGACCGAACGGCCCTGGTACCAGATGCTATGTGAGGGCCACAACGAACCCAGGCGGCAAGGGTCACAACTGGGTGAAGGACAGATTCATTACTGCGGCTCCGCCGATGACTCCCATCGAGCAGACAGTCGATGTCGAGGATAACAATGGAAACCACATCGAGATCAAGCGGAAGAGGATCTTCGTTCCGGCTACGGTGTTCGACAACCAGGAACTTCTGAGCAATGATCCTGGCTATATCGCATCACTTGGTATGATGCCGGATGCAGAGAAGAGAGCACTACTGTACGGTGACTGGGACTCATTCTCCGGTCAGGTCTTCAACGAATGGAAGAATGATCCGGCACACTACGATGACCGGCTCTGGACTCATGTGGTCAATCCGTTCCCGATCCCAGACTCATGGCCGATCTACAGAGCGATGGACTGGGGATATGCAAGACCGTTTAGTGTTGGCTGGTATGCCATAGCACCAGGCGATGTCATCTACCGGATCAGAGAGCTGTATGGCTGTACTGGTGAGCCAAATGTGGGAGTGAAATGGACAGCGGACAAGGTGGCCGCAGAGATCTATGAGATAGAGCATGATGATCCGATGCTTCGTGGCAAGTTTATCTACGGAGTAGCGGACTCTGCAATATTCGCATCAGACAATGGTGTGCCGGTGGTCGAGGACTTTGAGAAGTGGGGCATCTACTTCGACAAAGGAGACAAGCACAGGATACCAGGCAAGATGCAATGTCATTACCGTCTGGCATTTGATGAGGATGGCCGGTCCCTGTTCTACACATTTAAGACATGCACACACTTTATCCGCTGCATTCCATCGCTGGTGTACAGCGAGAAGAATGTCGAGGATGTGGACACAGAGCAAGAGGACCACAATTACGATGAATGGCGGTACATGTGCATGGCCAGACCGATAGAGCCGAGGGTCAATGTTCAGCCGGAGCCGTGGACACCACCACCAGAGGATCCGCTGGACATGATGTAAGAGATAGTGAGGTAAGTGATGAGTGAGAGAATACGAAAGAGTAGCCGTGCGCCGGTGCAGATCGTACCGACAGACAGCGGCAATGAGAATGAGCATAAGGTGCTGAACGGATACCAGTCATGGGAAGAGGAATTCGTGGGTGAGGCTCTCATGGATCTGCAGAAGTATGTCGAGGGTAAGTACTACATCGACAACAAAGCCACAGAGAATCAGGAATGGTGGAGACTGCGTCACATGGACATCGCTCCCAATAAGGATGATAAAAACACCAGGAGCGCATCAGCATGGGCGGTCAACAGTATTCTGAACAAGCATGCGGACATCATGGATAGTTTCCCCAAGCCAAACATCCTGCCGAGAGAAGCAGACGATGAGGAAGAGGCTAAGTCTCTGTCCAACATCGTTCCAATGGCACTGGAGTATAACAACTATGAGAATGTTTACCGAGACATGGGATGGGACTTTGCCATAGATGGAGCAGCGATCACCGGAGTCTTCTGGGACAACAGCAAATGTGATGGCCTTGGAGATATCAGCATTACTAATATCGATGTCCACAATCTCTTCTGGAAGCCAGGAGTGAATGACATCCAGCAGTCTCCGAAGGTGTATCATGTGTGCCTTGAGGATGTGGATGCGGTAAAGGCGAGATTCCCAGAGATCGCAGAGGACATCGGAGCGCAGGATACCGGCAAGATCACGAAGTATCTGCATGATGACAACATCGACACGTCCAACTGTACCGAGGTCATCAACATGTACTATAAGACGCATGTTCGGATGGCTGCGGATACCGGAGCGAGAGATGATGAGGGCAATCCCATGACCATTAACTCCGGGAAGACTGTCCTGCATCTGGCCATCATCGTGGGAGACAGGCTGGCCTTCTGCTCCGAGAAGGAAGAAGGATACGAAGAAGGATTCTATCAGCACGGTAAGTTCCCCTTTGTAGTACGCAGAGCCTTCCCTGTCAAGGATACTCCATGGGGATTCGGATACCTGGATATCATGAAGAATCCGCAGATGTATATCGATGGGATGGATGATGACATCATCAAGATCGCAGACATGAAGGCCAGACCAAGGTTCTGGGTGCGGAAGAATGGTAACATCGATAAGGATCAGTTTGCTGATTGGAATGAGCCATTTGTCGAGGTAGCTACCGGAGAGCTGGGTGACTCCATCCGTCAAATCGAAGTCTATGATGTACCATCGGGCATCATGGAGCATCGAGCCAACAAGATCGATGAGCTGAAGGAGACTTCCGGTAACCGTGACTTCTCCCAGGGGTCCACTCAGTCCGGAGTTACAGCGGCATCTGCTATCGCCGCACTGCAGGAAGCAGGATCTAAACTCTCAAGAGACATGAACAAAGAGCTGTACCGTGGGTGCAGAGAGGAATTCTATCTGGTCATCGAGCTGATCAGACAATTCTATACAGAGCCAAGAGGCTTCCGTGTGACCGGAGACAGAGGCGAATATGAATTTGTGCAGTACTCCAATGAGCATCTGCAGGAAGACCAGATGATGCCGGATGGCACCATTAGACACAAGCGTCCGATCTTCGATATCTCCGTCACTGCGGAGAAACAGTCACCATTCTCCAGAGCGGCACAGAATGAGATGATCAAGGAGCTTTATGGCATGGGCCTGTTCGATCCTAACAATGATGTGGCTGCACTCACCTGCATCGATGCGATGGACTTTGAGGGCAAGGACAAGATCAAGCAGCAGATCCAGAACAATGGTATGATGATCCGTCAGTTCCAGGCGGCCATGCAGATGATCCAGATGGAAGCATCGATGGATCCAGCCATTGCACAGATGGCTATGGAGCAGGGACTCATCGATCCTCAGATGGCTATGGGCATGCAGCAGGCACAGGCTGAGGCCGCACAAGGACAGCCAAGTGGTGGTGGTACTCCGGAAGAGAGAGCCGCAAGGAATACCGGCTCCGGAGAGACTACACGGACAGCAAAGGTAAGACAGAGAGTGGCAAGCGCAGCAGAACCGAGGTAAGGATATGACTCAAGAGATTATGTATATCGATGGTAAGGGCAGCATATACTTTGACTGCAGAAACCATGCGGACAAAAAGGATGTCTGTATCATGGTATCCACTCTGTGCAATGTGCTTATCATGGCCTGCAGAGATCATGATATAGAACCGAAGGAAATAGCAGATGGTCACCTGTGCTTTGATATCCCAGGCGCACCGTATCCGCTGGAGCAGACCTTCCGGTGGGTGCAGAAAGTGTTTGAGGAGATCGAAGCACAGTTTCCGGACCACTTTAAGATCTACTGATATCGTTGGATGGTTGGCTGGGGATAGATTGGTGGTAGGACACTGCGAAGAAAGGGGGCGATGTAATGACAACCACACAGGCACTGGCTATGGTGTACAAGAAGATCACTGGCAAGGATAGTGCGAAGATCTCCATCGGTGGGATCCTTGGATGCCTTGCGGACGATCTGCCACAGGTACCGACCAAGGCAGGGAAGTACAATCTGGTGGCTACTGTATCAGGAAAAAACATCAAATACACATGGGAGAAGATCACTCAGAAGGATTCATAAGACAGTTGAAAGATGTGTGGGACGAAATGTTCCACCTTCTTTTTTTATACTGTGAGCATAGCAATGAGACGGATCGTAACCGTCCGAAAAATAACTAACAGAAAGGATAAGCTATGAAAGAAAAAATGATGCTGGACTTCTATCGCTTTGATGGAGAAGGCGGCGGTGCTGCTGCTCCAGGCGGAGAAGGTTCAGGCCAAAATGCCAGCGCACAGGCTCAGTCAGAACGTAAGATCGTTTACGGCAAAGAGGACATGGGCGGTGCAAGTCAGGTCGGCTCTGACAATGGCTCCCAGGCGGAAGATCTGGAAGCAGAATTCGCCGAGCTTATCGGCAAAGGCGGTAGATTCCATGATATCTACGGCCAGAAAGTTTCCGAGACGGTGCAGAACAGATTCAAGAATCAGTCTGATCTGCAGGCAGAGATGGATCAGATGAACGAAGGCCTAGCTCCTCTGTATTCCAACTATGGCATCCGGTCCGGAGACTTTGAAGGATTGAAGAACGCTATAGCAAACGATGACGCATTCTATCAGGCAGGTGCTGAGAAAGCCGGACTGACGGTGGATCAGTACAAGAATCAGCTGAAACTTCAGGCTGACAGTGACCGGCTGCAGCAGATCACAGAAACCTATGAGCGTGAGAAGCAGATGCAGGCGATGTATCAGCAGGCAGAAGCAGATGCTGAGGAGCTGAGGCAGGCATTCCCAAACTTTGACTTTGGGATGGAGATGGATACAAACGAGAATTTCCGCACCTTGCTT